CTTACTGCGGCAACTGCTGTTGAAGGCGAAGAGGTTGCTGATCTAGTTCGTATCGTAGAAGATGCTATCAGAAGAGATAATATTGACGGTCTACCAGATATTCTTGAGCCAAATACAACTTGGGTTGACGCTGGTAAGATTGAAGCTTCAAAAATTATTGATGATAACCTTGACGAACTTGCTGACGATGTTACTAAGTTCCTTAAAGATACATTCACTATTATTGATTACTCTAAAGCAAAATGTCGCAGAGATGCAGGATATATCATTGACGCTATGTCTTGGGATCTCAACTATGGCGGTAACTTAGCTACAAGATGGAATGCAGATTTCTATTACTGGAACAACGAATTACGTATCCCAGAAGATACAAGAGTTGCAACTGCAAAAGCATATCGTCAACTTGGTAAAATCGTAAGTCAAGTTGTTATCGGTGAGCTTCCGGGTCAAGCTATTCGCTCAGAATTAGGAACAACTACTGAAGAAGCTCAAGCAATTAAACTTGGCGATATATTACATAACGTAATGTTCTATAATACGCCTAAATCACTTGGCCCAATAGAAGAACCTAACTTCGAATGGGAAACAAGCAAAGAGTTTAATTTTGCTAAAGTAATTCTTAATAATAACAGAGTTAAACTGCAAAGAGAAGTACAACGTTACATCACTTCAACTCACAAGTTTATCGACTTGCCTAAAACATATCGTGACGGTGGTAACTTTATTAAAGTTCTACAAAACGATTTCAAAGGTAGAGTTATTGATCCAGTTGTTGGTACTGTTGGTTCTGATAAAGCATCAAGATCCTTTGTTGGCGCGTTGTTTAATATTGATGCACAACACGTGTTCCCAGTATTCAATCCACCGGAATCATATGTTGATTGGAGAAAATTACGCTTTAAAGGTACAGTTACAAACGTACCTGCATTAGCTGCGCTTAATGCGACTTCAAAGGTTTGGGATGCACGTATTGTTTCAGATGATCCAAATGCAAATCGTTACACAGGTAGCATTTACGTATGGAATGCAACATCTTGGGTAAACGTAGGTGTTAACAATACTGATTTACTTGACTCATTCACTGGCGCGTGGACAAGAATGAAAACTTATATAAATAACAATATCGCTCCTGATGTAACACACCAAACAATGGTAACCGAATTGATAGATAACCTTATCATAGACAGTGTCATAAGACCTAACTTCCTAACGTTTGGTTCGTTGGTTGAATCTATTGCCCACCAGTTTAACGGTGCATCGGCAGGTGTTAATAGAAACGCCTTACCGCTGAACTTTAGAAACGTAGGTGCTGCAATTGGTGCTAATGCTTCTGTACTATCAGAAGGTGGCGGTAGAATTAGATGGTCTGGATCAGACGAATTAAACAACCAGTACTTCGCAAGAGGTCTCAAAATTAACGGTAGAACAGGTCGAATTGAAGGTCGTCCGTTTACTTCATCAGTGAGAAAACTTGCACGACGTGCATCAAACAGTAGGGCATCACTATAATGGCTATTACAACAATTACAACATCACAGGCGCCTGATGCAAAACCGGTCGCTAAGTCCTTTACATTGACGCAAAACTGGCAGACAATGATCGAGGTACCAAACTATGAAGTTCCAGAGCTAGTCTTTGGTGGTTCAACAACAATAGAACCTGGAGTTGGTGAAGTTATTTCACCGCTCATTCTATGTAACTTTACGGCAAACACTGTTGCTGTTGATGTAAGAACGCATAGAGAAGATGTTAACGCAGAATTTTGGATTATCAGAAATCTACAAATTCCAGCGTATGACACGGTTCCATTACCTCTTAACGGACAATTCTTTAAATCTGGCGATTTGCTAGAAATTAAATGCGACACAAATCTTGCTGTTGATGCGTCCTTATCCTTTACTCTTGGACAATCTGAAGAGGATGATGTATAATGGCTTTCAAATCAATTAGCGGTTCACGAATAATTGGAAAAGGTACTCCGCAAGCAGTACCTATTCAATTAGATCCAGCCCCGTACAAAGGTGCCATTGCTTATGGTTCCGACGGGTTAATTTATGTTTCTAATGGTACAGCATGGAACGCAGTTGGTGCAGGAATTCAAGGTACAGCCGGTCTTCAAGGCGATGATGGTTTACAAGGTACACAAGGTACATACGGCCCAGGGTTTAACATTATTGGTTCTGTTACCGATGTTGACACTGGCGGAGATCAGCAAGCAACTCTTAATACAGCATTCCCATCAGCCGTAGTTGGTCAAGGTGTTATTGATAACGCCGATGATGAGTTATGGGTTTACGATGGTGCAGTATGGGTTAACGTTGGTTCATTCCGTGGTGTTCAAGGTTTCACTGGTAATCAAGGTACTCAAGGTGTACAGGGCACGATTGGTGAAGAAGGTATTCAGGGTTCACGTGGTTTCCGCGGTTACCAAGGTACTCAAGGTGTACAAGGCTCTGTTGGTATTCAAGGAATGCAGGGTATTCAGGGCAACCAAGGTACGCAGGGTATTCAAGGAGTCCAAGGCGTACAAGGTACTCAAGGAATTCAAGGTTTACTGGGTAACCAAGGTACACAGGGTCCACAATCAATTCAGGGTACTACTGGTATCCAAGGTGATTTAGGTTTACAAGGTTTTAGTGGTGATGACTCAGCTGCGGTTGTTGAATACGTACTTTTAAATCCTATTACTGAAGCCGATCCAAACGCTGGCGGAATGCGATGGAATAACGACACAATTAGTGCTGTTACAAAAATTTGGATTGACAGCAACGACAGTTTTAATATTAACTTAGACGCATATTTTACAGCAATTCAAACAGCTAATTCTACGAATAAAGCTATACTAAAAGTTACCTTGCGCGACAATCCTTCAAGATACGCTATTTTCTCAGTACAAAACTTTACAGACGATACAGGTTATTGGGATCTTGATGTTACATTCTTAAGCGGAGTTGGTGTTAAAACCGATTTTGTTGATGAAACATCTCCGGGTTCTGGCACATATCTAAGCCAACCACTTATTGTTGCTTTTGCACAAAGTGGTGATAGAGGTTTCCAAGGTATTCAGGGAACACAAGGCGTACAGGGTGTCCAAGGTGTACAAGGTTTACTGGGTAACCAAGGTACTCAAGGACCACAATCAATTCAAGGTACTACTGGTTTCCAAGGTATCCAAGGACAAAAAGGTATTCAAGGCAGCCAAGGAACGCAGGGCTTACAGGGTCTACAGGGTATTCAAGGACAAAAGGGTATTCAAGGTACACAGGGTATCCAAGGTGATAACGGCGTACAGGGTATTCAAGGTACTCAATCCGTCCAAGGTGTGCAAGGCGTACAAGGTGGATCTGGTTTACAAGGTAACCAAGGTACACAAGGTATTCAGGGAACACAAGGTATTCAAGGAGCTGTTGGTCATTACGGTGGTTTAACTCACGAGTGGAACTTCGTAAGTAATATTACGCCATCTACTAGCCCAGGTACAAGTGGTTGGAAACTTAACACAAACAATATTGAAACTGCCACAATCTTAACACTTGACGACGTTCCTTTAGATAACTTCACTAACGATATTGATGAAACCTTTGATTGGTTAGCTGCGATTCCAAATGGCTCTGGCTCTAAAGGTTTAATTATTGTTGAATCATTTGACGATGGCGTCGGCCCAGGCGGTCATCACCAAATTGTATATGAATTCACAGACTTTACATGGGATGGCGTAGGAAAAACATTTGGTTGGTTTGACGTTACGTACGTTGGATCATATGGTATTCCAAGCACAAGTTGGGCTACTGATGTAATTGGTAGCGGTCATGGTGCTAAAACATTAATTAACTTTGTTCCACGCGGTTCAGCTGGTACGCAAGGCGTACAGGGTGTTCAAGGAATTCAAGGTCTGCAAGGATTACAAGGGCTGCAAGGTACTCAAGGACCACAGTCAATTCAAGGTACTACTGGTATCCAAGGCGCGCAAGGTATTCAGGGTCAAGAAGGTGCGCGTACATTTATTGTAACAAACAATGGCACAAGTGATTATCTAATTGATGGCGTAGCTGATCCAACAATTCACCTTATCCGCGGATTTACTTATATCTTTGATGTAAATGCTGCAGGTCACCCGTTTGAAATTAGAGTTGCCCAAGGTGGAGCTGCTTATAATACTGGTGTAACAGGTAACGCGTCAGCAAGTGGTTTAATTGTATTTAGAGTACCATTCGATGCTCCTGCATCTCTTTATTATCAATGTACTATCCACGCTGCTATGGGTGGAGTTATTGTTACTTCTGATCTTGGTCCACAAGGTACGCAGGGTGTACAAGGTGTTCAAGGCGTACAGGGTATCCAAGGTGACTTAGGTTTCCAAGGTACTCAAGGTGTTCAATCAATTCAAGGTACTGAAGGTTTCCAAGGGGATCTTGGCTTCCAAGGTGTTCAAGGTGTGCCGGGACTGGTTGGTCCACAAGGTGTACAAGGTGATGCTGGTCTACAAGGTGGATCCGGTGTTCAAGGTCAAACTGGTTCGTTTGGTGGTGTTACTTTTGATTATACATTCAGCGCAGATACTGCTACATCAGACCCAGGTGTTGGTACACTTAAGTTTAATAATGCAGCGTTTAATGCTGCAGGTAATCTGTATATGGACGATAGAGATGATAATTTTACGGATATTCAACCATTCCTTAGAACTATTGATGACTCAACAAGCCCTATCAAAGGTCACTTTAAAGTATCTGAAAATGGTGCACCAGAGAATTTTGCGGTATTCACTATTACTAGTGTTCAGGAAGTTGCAGGTTATTTTAATATAATCTGTTCATATGTAAATGGTTCAGTTACAAGTTTTGCTGATGGACTCGATGTTGTTATTACGTTCGCAAGAACTGGTGATCTCGGCGCTACCGGTTTACAGGGTACAACTGGTATCCAAGGTGATACTGGTGTTCAAGGCCTTGGTGGATTTATTGGTTCTGTAGGTGCACAGGGTATCCAAGGATTACAAGGTATCCAAGGCTTAGACGGTGTTGGTGCTCAAGGTACAACCGGTTTCCAAGGATCAGCTGGTCCGCAAGGTAGTGACGGTGATCCCGGTGATGAAGGCGAAGTTGGCGGCGATGGACCACAGGGTGTTCAAGGTAGTTTTGGTTTACAGGGTGGCGATGGCTTCCAAGGTATGCAAGGTTTCCAAGGTACTCAAGGTGTTGGCGCTCCGGGTGCTGCAGGTTTCCAAGGTAACGATGGTTTCCAAGGTACGCAAGGTTCTCAGGCTGCTCAAGGTATACAAGGTGATACTGGTCCAATTGGATTTGGTACGCAAGGTGTACAAGGTATGCAAGGCTTCCAAGGCGGCGAAGGCTTCCAAGGCTTTGGTGGTAACCAAGGTACAGCCGGTGAAGGTAATCAAGGTGCCCAAGGTGGTAATGGTTTCCAAGGCTTCCAAGGTGGGCTTGGTTTCCAAGGTCCAAACGGTTCAGGACAACAAGGTATTCAAGGTTTCCAAGGTGCTGCTGGTATTGGTGATGAAGGTCTACAAGGTGGAACTGGTCCAACTGGCCCACAAGGTATTTCTGGTGAAGAAGGTACTGGTGGTATTCAGGGTGTAATTGGTTTACAAGGGTTTACTGGTAATCAAGGTATCTCTGGCGGTGTTGGCGGGCTTGGTTTACAAGGTATGCAAGGCTTCCAAGGTGGCGGCGGTTTCCAAGGTGTCCAAGGTGAAGTAGGCTTTGGCGCACAAGGTAGCCAAGGTACCCAGGGTTTCCAAGGTGACTTGGGTGTCCAAGGTGCTATCGGTGGCGGTGTTCAAGGTTTCCAAGGTACTGAGGGTTTCCAAGGCGATTACGGTTTCCAAGGTACTCAAGGTGTTCAGGGTCCGGGTAACGAAGGTGGTGTTGGTAACTTACAAAACATTCACACCTCTCCATTACAAGATACTGCTCTATTCATTCCATTCTTTGAAGCTGGCGCTGACCAAAGACAGTTACTTGCTACATTAGGTCCTAACCCAGGTGGTGAACAGAACTTCTTCTATACATCATCAGCAGATGAACTTAGCGTTGAAAACATTGACGTGGCGGGTAACCTCGTTGTTGGTGGTACAATGGAAGCGTCTACAATATCTGGTATTACTGGGGATCTTAACTTCCCGAATGATGTATATGCAGGATTTGGTAACAACCAAGCTGCTAAACTTGGATTTGACACAACAGGGTCTGGCTCGTTTGTTATTGATTGTGATATGACAAATGTATCTAGTGTTCTTATTGAAAATAGAACATCTGGTCTGCCAATCTTTACGTTTGAAACAGCAACCGGTAACTTTACTGCAACTGGTGATGTTACAACAAACTCTGACGTAAGATTAAAAGAGAATGTTATTACCGTTGATAATGCGCTTTCTAAAGTTACAGACTTGCGTGGCGTTTACTTTAATAAAAAGACTGAGCCTGACAACAGGAAAATTGGTTTAATCGCGCAAGAAGTTGAAAAGATTATTCCTGAAGTTGTTTACGCTGATAGCTCTGCAGATAAAATCAAATCAGTCGCATATGCCTCATTGGTTGGTTTGTTAGTTGAAGCAATTAAAGATTTAAAAGAAGAAGTTGACGAAATTAAAAATCAATAATTCTAATAAGTCTCAGTCATTATATGTGAGGGGGTCAAGCAATTGTACCCCCTTATTTTTTATAAATAGATAAAAGTAATAAAGAGATGAGAACATGGGATCCAAAGCAAATATCTATATAGATCAAGGTACTGATTTTCGTATCACGTTAGAGCTGTTTGACGGTGACAACGACGATCTTACAATTCAAACATTTAGCTTTTTCGCAGATTTACGCAAAATGTATTCATCAAAACGCGCAGCAGAATTTGTTGTAGAGAAAAACGAAAACGACATTACACTAGTTTTAGAGGCAGATGTTACTGCTAATCTAAGACCGGGAAAATATGAATATGATGTTTTAATGAGAAAGTCCAGTGGTGAGATGTCTAAAATTGTTGAAGGACTAGCGATAGTTATTCCAACAATCACGGAGGTTTAAGGTGAGCATTAGAGTTAAAGTAGGGCAACCAACTACGGTTAGAATTGTCGCCGCCGCCGAAAAGAAACCACTAATTACACCAGACTCAATTACACTTGGTATTGATACAGTTGGACCATACGTTGCTAAAATAGATGCCGGACTTGGCATTGTTGTTAATCCTGAATTAAACCTTGAGACAGCAAACTTAGTTATATCTCACGCGTCTACTTCTACTGAAGTTAGTTCAAATAATAGTGGATTAGTGTTTGCAGGTAACATTGACTTAGATCAATTTGGGCATGTTACACAATTTAACAATCGTTCTCTTTCAAGTTTAAACTTTTCTCACTTAAATGATGTTATTAGTACCAATGAT